TATTGTCGCGCCTTTGATCCAGAATCCTCTGATTTAGCTTTAACTTCCTTTAATTTTACCATTGCTTTCTCTTTAACAGAATCTTCCGTTTTCATCAAACATATTTGTTGTTCCAATGGTATTTTATTTATATCAAAGTTTGACAATTCATTTGTATATTGTATTGTTTTCTTCATTGCTTCTCTGAAATATTGCTTTATTGTCCACGGAAAACTATCAAATAAAATGGTTTGTTCAACAGTATCAACTGTTCCATTTGAATCGTTTGATAACAAATCGTAAAGTAAATAAGCCATATATTTATTGTCATATTCAGTTGAACTTATTAAGAGTTGAATTAAAACACTACGCTTTGCATACAAATCATTTAATATAAAATCTTTAACAATCTGAGTTAAATTTTTTTGTTTCAACAGCTTGCTTTGCGTAACGTTTCCAACATACCGATTTATAATATCTTGAGGGCAATTAATTAAATAATCCTTCAAGGTTAGCGCCGATATATATTTTTCAAAGCATTCATCTTTAAACTCGTTTCCAGTTGGTTTTATATTTTTAATAACTTCTAGTTTTTTATTAATATATTTATTATTTAAATACCCTAGCATAATGTCATCAACTATTCCGTACACCATTAAATGTTTGTTAAAACCGCTATGGTATACGTAGACTTTTATCCCATAAACCTTTAAATGAAATTGTTTTGAGTTCATAGCCAAATCGCTGCAATCCAAATTTCTCGTTTTATCTGTAACAAATTCATCTATAAAACTTGTCTTTGGTTTGTCTGTTTCAGATTTTTTAAAATTTACAACTTTATATTGAGTTGGATGAAAATACTTTTTTAATAATTCGTATTTAACAGTATCTTCTTCATTTATAACTATTGACGCATTATTTCCAAAGCATATTGATAACAAATCTTCAAACGAGTCGGTTCCATAGTTTTTAAGCAATCCAGATAGTTCATTGTTTAATATTTGCAATTTATTTACAATACTATCGGTTGAAATACTAACAGCAGAATTATTTATTTCTCTCATTTTTTCACTTATAGCATTCAATGTATTCACACATGTTGTTATGTCACTAACTCCTAAAATGTCAAGCATTTTATTTTTTTGAGAATTTAGTATTGTTTTTTGTATAACATCTTGAAAAAAGGTCAACTTCCTTTCTACGAGATTATTTATATCCTGTGAATTTTTTAATGATTGTTGTCCTTTTTTATCCATATACTCTTATTTATATAAATATTAGAATTTGAAGTTTTTTACTTCAAAAAATTGATTTATTATAATTGCAAACATATTAAATGCATATTGACAAGTTACACCAAGAATGGGAATACCTAGCTACTTTTCATACATTGTTAAGAATCATCCAGAAATTATTAAGAAGCTAATAAAGGGAGAAATAATTATTAATAATTTATACATGGATTGCAATTCTATTATTTATGATTCTGTCCGAAATATTAATTTTGAAGAACTAACTGATACTGCGACTAAGACAATTATTCACAGGGTTATCCAAAAGATTGAAGAGTATATTTCACTTATTTCTCCAGATAATGTCCTCATGGTTGCGTTTGATGGTGTCGCACCCGTTGCAAAGTTGGAACAGCAGCGCAACCGCAGATATAAATCGTGGTATCAAAATGAGATTTCCAAATCAATTTACAAGAAACCTGCTGGATCAGACCCGTGGAATACAACAGCAATTACTCCTGGAACTGTTTTCATGCAAGACCTTAGTGTAGGAATTTTGTCGCATTTTAAAGATGCTGTCAGATATGGTCTGAAGAAAATTATTGTTTCTACATCGGATGAAATTGGCGAAGGTGAACACAAAATATTTCACTATATTCGCTCAAATTCCGAGGAGCATTCAGATAAAAGCACCGTAATTTATGGTCTAGATGCAGACCTTATTATGTTATCCATCAATCATTTGCCAATTAGTGAGAAAATCTATTTATTCAGAGAGACGCCAGAATTTATCAAGACGATTGACAACTCGTTGGAACCAAATGAAACCTATTTGTTGGATATTCCTGAGTTAGCTAACATTATTACTTTAAACATGAACAACGATGTGGAGTTGACAACAGAACAGCAGAAGAATCGTGTTTATGATTATATTTTCATGTGCTTCTTCTTAGGGAATGATTTTATGCCTCACTTTCCCGCGGTAAATATTCGCACAGGAGGTGTGGATAAACTTATTAACGCATACAAGGCCACGCTTGGTGGAACTAATGAAAATCTTACAGACGGAAAAACTATTTATTGGAAGAATGTAAGAAAGTTTGTAGAGTTTCTAGCCGCGATGGAAGATGAATATTTCAAAAGCGAGGTAAAGCTTCGCGACAAGAGAGAAAGAAACAATTATCCGACGGGTACTCCTGAGCAAAAATATGCCAAGTTTGATGCAATTCCAACATATGAACGCGAGCTTGAAAAGTATATTAACCCGTTCAAGGATGGTTGGAGATACAGATATTACAAGTGTTTGTTCAAGATTGACATTGACGATGACCGTTGCAAAGACATTTGCATAAATTATTTGCAAGGCTTGGAATGGACAATGAAGTATTATACAAGCGGATGTCCTGATTGGCGGTGGTGTTATAAGCACAATTATCCGCCTTTACTTAAGGATTTGCTTCGTTTTATTCCCTACTTTGATACAACATTTGTTCAACCAAACTCGCATGTTGCTGTAACTCCACTTGTTCAGCTTTGTTATGTTTTGCCCAGACAAAGTTTGAGTTTCCTTCCAGACAAGTTATATAATAAACTGAAGTATGATTATGCCGAGTTATATCCAACAGACTGTGAATTTACTTGGGCTTTTTGCAAGTATTTCTGGGAATCCCATGTGGAGCTTCCAGAAATAGAAATTGGTGAACTAGAAAGGTATGTTACGGAAGTTATGTCTTAAGTTTTTAGCAATAGTGCAAATAGTATATTCTAGAATTTAATATAAAATATTTTCTTATATTAAATAGGTAGTATGTTCGGTAATATATTTAGTAGAAGCAAAAACTCACAAAATATATCTGAAACAAGTTTTCAAAATAGGGCAACAGATGCAAGTCTTTTAAGGAAAAAAAATGTAAAATGTCCGACAGATGAAAAATATAGAGGTTCAATTGATTTTGAATTTAACACAGTTGAAGAATGCGACCGCGCTAAACGAGCGGTAGCACAAGAGTTGGCCGAAATAAGAGATAGAGAGCAAAGGATAAGTTATTTATTGTCATCTGACCCTTCAGAAAATGCAATTTTCAAAGCACAAAGAAGAAAAGCGGCTATAGGAGATGATGCAACTTATCCCAATGAAAAAGCGGGTGCAATAGCCCAAGAGTCGGCCGAAATGAACAAACCGTATGTTAGACGTGACTTGGCCAAAGAAGAAAGAGATAGACGGCAAATGATAAGAGATTCAGAAAATGCGTTTTTTAAAGCAAAAAGAAGAAGAGCGGCAATAGGAGACTTTGATGCAATTTATCCCAATGAAAAAGCTGGGGCGACAGTTATGATTAAAGGAAAACCATATATTCTAGATGATACATTAAGACCTATTGTTGAAGGAGGTCGCAAGTCAAAGAAAACAAAAAAGTCAAGAAAAACAAAATCTAAGACAAGAAAATCAAAACATTCAACTCGTGCAAGAAAGTATAAAAAATAATTATTGTTTGTGCAATTGAATTATTTTTTTAAAACAATTCCCAAAATTCGTTGGTATAAAAGCAATCCAGCGTCTTGAATTGGAAGTATGTACGCATATGTATCCCCAACATTATTGTGAGAATGCCATAAGCCAGGAGGAGTAATAAACATGGCTCCTTCTTTCCAAAGAACCTTTTGAGGGTTTATTATATTTCCGTTTTCATCCAATTCATCACCAATTAGAGTATAAATATTTTCACTATCGGAACATTTTATGCATAAATCTAAAGCAACAGAGTTATGTTTGTGAGGCTTTTGTACAGTTTTTGGAGGTAGTTCATTATATAAAGCCCACAATACAGGTGTAATTGTATTTACACCCAACTTGTCTGTATCTTTGTTGCTTAATAAAATTCCCTTTCTATTGTTATTGGGATTTGACAATTCGTTCAACTTTTGAACAAGAAAAGAATTACTATATACAGAAGCTTTAAATATCTTTTTTTCTGCTTTACTTCCAAGATAATTTACCAAAGGGCTATCATTTACATAATAAATCTGAAGTTCTTGTTCCGAACTATTTTTTAATTTTACTAAATTAAAACATGGGCTAACTAAAAGATCGCCAGAATGAAGAACCTTGTCATAATTGTCGTCAATACTTATTGTGCAAGTCCCGTTTATTACATAAAAGATGTGAGATGTCGCATTAAATTCATCAATAAATTGGTTATTGTTTAATTCAATAGAATCGTTTTTTTCTAATTTTATAAATGATGCAAGCAAATTTGGTGTTGTTGATTTGTGTGACGCTTTGTATATATTTGAAAAATCTACAATATTAATTCCATAATCACAATTATTTATATTTTTTTCGTAAAAAGGAATAGTTGGTAAATTTGGATTTACATTTTTTTCATACTCGTAAGCAGAAATATAATCGTCTTCCATATAAGTATATTTTGATATAAATTTTTAGTTTTACACCATTGAAGATTTAAAATGGGACGATTTTGAATAATTTTCTATGGCGAATTTAGATTATCATTTTACAGAAAATAAAAAAACATTAGAACACAACTGTATAAATTTACAAAATTATAATACAAATTTTACTTTTTCATTTTTTACCCTTTATATATTTTGGAGGCACACTACACGGCAGACCCATTATAGCAGAACACATTGGGCAAGGAGGAGCGTAGGTCATATAACAAACTGCTTTGGGCGTTACTATTTCCGTGACCATACCATCTTTATATTTGCCTTTTATCCAACATGATGGTTTTGCGTTGGGTGATACATGCCATTTTATTAATCCATGTTTTTTAATGGTTTCGGCAGAAGGATCACCCTTCCATTCTTTATCGTTCTTCCACCATTTGCTTTTATTTGGGTCTATATTTTCGTGTACCACTGCGTAATTCGGACCAGCTATCCATTGATGAACCGGATACGCCATTATTTTGTTTTTAATTTTCACGGTTTTTTTGGCATCTGTCATCATGTAATGTTTGGCGTAAATTTCCCATGCCGCATGTTTTTTTACGTTCGTGGGGTCAATAGGGTTCCAAATGACTGGACAATTGCCGTTATGCTTAATCAGAGACATGTCAATTGCGGAAGCCATTTTCTTGGTGGTTGTTAGTGTTTTTCCTATCTGTAAATTTTAGAAAAAGTATTTCAATTTTTTTTTATACTACCTTATTTTCAATTTTTTTTTATTTAATTTATTGTTTTTAGAAAACCTTGAATTATATAACGTGAAACGAGTTAAAATCGTCCCATTTTAAATCTTCAGCGGTTTAAATATTTTATTATGAAGTTTAAACGAGTGTTTCTTTAAGTAGCTTAAAATATGTTATATTCCTTGGTTTCTTTAAGTATCTTTAAGAATAATATCTATTTTTGGGAAATATCGAAAGGGCAAAAGTGTTTGCAAAAGTCAAAAATGGACAAAAAAAATGTCCAATTCCTGAAAACCCCAGGACTTTACCGAAATGGGATTTTCCCAAAAGTGATTTCGCATCATAATGCTCTCATTTCAGATTTTTTGATTCAAATGGTGTTATGATAAAATTTTATGTGTTTTTGGGAAAAAGGATTTAGGGGTTTTTTTCTGTATCCTATATATGGATACATTGGATACACAAAATACATCAAAAAACATCCATAAATTTTATTGTGAAAGTTGTGACTTTAGATGCTGCAAGTTAGGAGATTGGAAGAGACATATTTTAAATGCAAAACATAAAAAGTTAACAATGGATACAAATATGGATACAAATGATACCATTTTTATCCCCAAAATATACCATTCGTGTGAGTGTGGTAAAAAGTATAAATATAGTCAAGGTTTATCTAAACACAAGAAAATGTGCACTAAAATAGAATGTATTAAAACAACTGATGAAAAAATGGAATTAAAAAATGAATCAGAAGAAATTTCAGATAAAAAACTCATTATGGAATTGTTAAAAAACAACAATGAGCTTCAAAAACAAATAATTGAACTTTGCAAAGAGAAAAACACTGTTATTAATAACAATACAACAAATAACAACACCAATAATTTTAACTTGCAATTCTTTTTGAATGAACAATGCAAAGATGCGCTCAATATCATGGAATTTATTAATCAACTCAAACTTAATACGACCGACTTGGACATGGTTGGTCGTGTAGGATATTCAGAGGGAATTTCAAAACTTTTTATTAGAGGACTTAAAGAACTTGATGTTTTTAAACGACCTATTCACTGTAGCGATTTGAAAAGAGAAACCCTATACGTGAAAGACAAAGATTCCTGGGAAAAAGACACCGACGAAAAGAATAAAATGAAAACTGCTATTAAATACATAGCAGCTAAGAATTTCAAGCAAATAAATGAATGGAAGCAAGTGAATCCAGAATCAAATGATTATGACTCAAAAAAACACATGGATTATCACCAAATTGTAATACATTCTATGGGTGGCGCAACAAAAGAAGAAGACGAAAAATACTATAATAAAATAATTAAAAATGTAAGCAAAGAGATTGTAATAAATAAAGAGAAATAACAAACCAAATAGTTTAAAATTAATAAATTTAAACTATTTATACTATAAATGTCAAATGCAGTGACAAAGCAAGTAATTAGCGTTTTTGAAAATCGCGATGTATTTTTAAACTTGTTGAAGGCAAACCCTGGTTTAGTAATAGTTAAATTGGGGGCAACTTGGTGTGGACCATGCAAGAGAATTGCTCACATTGTAGAAGCATTCTTTGCATCTTCTCCTCCAAATGTTATTTGTGCTGACATTGACGTTGATGAAAGTATTGATTTATATTCTTATTTAAAGCAGCGTCGTATGGTAAATGGTATTCCCGTTATCCTTATGTATAAGAAAGGCAACGTGTCATTTGCTCCAGATGATAGTGTCACTGGTGCCGACCCTGGACAGTTAGACGCATTCTTCAAGAGGTGTGGACTTCATCTATTAGCTCTTCAAAAGGCATATGCGCAAACCCAACCTCAAGTTGGAAAATAAAAAAATGAATTCATTTTATTTCCTTTTACGATTTATTAGGAGTTTCTATTTTACAACTTCAAATGTCTTATATATATATATATATATATATATAAAAGACTGAATGTCACTTGATGCTGAGTCATTTAAAAGATTTATTTCGGCTGCCGCTGCTGGGGATACAGAAACTTCCCTTCGTCTCTTAAAAAGAGAAGATATAAATGTAAACACTAGAGACAATGTTGGAAATACAGCCCTTATGAGAGCTGTTATGAATGGGCATATTGAAACAGTTCAAGCCCTGCTAGATGTCCCGGGTATAGACGTCAATACTAGAAATAATTATGGTGTATCAGCGCTTATGTCGCCGGCTAATACAGGGCACACTGAAATGGTCCAAACCCTGTTAGCTGCCCCAGGTATAAACGTTAATAATGTGGACGACAGAGGGATATCAGCCCTCATGATGGCGGCAGCTGCAGGGCACACCGAAACAGTTAAAGCCCTTCTAGCAGCCCCAGGTATAGATGTCAACACTAGTATTATTGAAAGATTCGGATATCCTGTGAAAAATACAGAAATTGCTCTATTAATTAGGAAACATGAATCAAGTAAAAAAATAGGTAACTTAATTAAAAAAACTTTAATACCTCATGTGCTACTTAGGCCACCTAATCCTGAAATTCCTGGAGACAAGGGGGGAAGAGAATATAGGGAACTTGTTAAAAGTTGGGAGGAGAGAGAGGCTGCTGCTGCCGCCACAGAGAGGACGAGAGAACCCAAGAAGGAGGAGAAGGATAATAGAAAAGGTGGTCGTGTTAGGATAACAAAGAAAACAATAAAATATAAAAGGACAAAAAAATTAAGAAAATATAGAAGGACATTGAGAAAACTAACGAAGAATAAAAAACGGTAATTAAAATTTAAAAATATCGCACATAATAATATAAAATGGAACAAGAATTTGAAAAGCCCAAGATGACCGGATATACTATTTACAGTAAGTCAGGTTGTCCTAACTGCTTAAAGGTTAAAAAACTATTAAACGATTCCAATTCAATAGTATCTATAGTTGATTGCGACGAATACTTGATTGAACGCAAGGAGGAGTTTTTAAAATTCATAGAAGAGAGTGCAGAAAAATCTGTAAGAGTTTTTCCGATTGTTTTTTTTGAGGGAAAGTATGTTGGTGGTTACCAAGATACAGAGTATCATCATAGCCGTCTGAACGCTTTTTCAAATAATGTTTTTGCTCTTTGATTGAAATAGTGTTTGTGAAGTCTTATTTATAATATATCAAATCGGGAGAGAAAATTTGTTTGATTAACAAAAAAATTGAAATTCTTTTTCTCTCCTCTCACTAATTTATCAAACCAAAATTTAATAATGACACAGACAACTGTTCAGGATATTATGCTCTACGCAGAATCTCTAAAGGGATTGCCATTTAGGTGGTATGTCAACGGAGAACTAGACACATTTACTGGAGACAATGCATTTTGGTGTGAGAATTCTTCACCCCCATCTGCAGAAGAAATTCTGACAAAAGATAAATATATTGTTTGCACTGGATTACCAAATTTGCTGCGCAGATTCGGTGGATTAACTATTCCCGGACTTGGTCCAAAGATTCGCGGCAAGTATGGAGATTTGTATAAAGAGTATCCAGGTGGAACTACGGCCTGGTTTGCTTACTTGTATCAGAACAAGCGCGTCCAAAAATTTGACATCAAGGCGCGGTACCCAAGAGGAACGCTTCTAATGGCTCGTTATAAGGCCAAGGATTTTGGCGAAAAAGACCAAGGTCATCTTGCAGTAGTATACGACGATGTGGATGAAACAAAAACAATCAAGGACCAACTTATTATTCATTCCACTCCTACCATTGATTATAAAAACCGCAACAGTTGCAAGGACCATGGTGCGGTTACAATTGAGTCTTTCAACATATCAAACGAGTTGTTCAAGTGGGACAAAATTAGTTACTACAAATGGGTATGCTTGCCCGAGGATTGGTTACTTTTAGATTAGATTACTGAATTTAAAAATATTTATATATCAATTTAATATATAAATATGGCATTGCGAAAAAGGACGAAAAGGCGTGTTAAGAAAAATAACAAAAAGACAACTAGAAAATATACAAAAAGAACCAAGAATATGAAGCGAAGCAAGCAGTTAAGCGGAATTGCCAAAGGCATTGAGTCTAATTGCCCAGATACTCAAGTAAATTGCAATTTACTTGACAAACATTATACAGAAGGAAATAAATTAAACGAAGTATGGGATACTTGCATTAACATGAATGGAATAAACAACCATATTATATATGTAACGTCAAAGAATGTTGCTATTAAAAGTGTTGAGACTCTTCAAGTTCCAGAGTTTGTTGTAAAGTTTGAAGGAGACGATGAACCAAGAACATGCAAAATTATGATTGAAGACAAGTATATTGCTTGTTTTTTGAAAATATGCGGTCAATGGTATGCAATGATGCGACTATTTGGAAAAACATTGAATACTGGATTTTTAGCTAGAACAGAAAAAAATAAAGTTTTTTACCGAATAAGCAACATGGAGATAGATGCAAATGATCCATCAAATGGTACAGGATTAATTAAGATTCCCAAAGATTCATATAAAGATTCTGATTCAACCCCAATTCTTTCAACGAGCAGCACAAAAGTAATTGAATTAACTGACAAATGTTTTGAAAATATAAATAAACAAACGGGAAATGTTTTTAACGTATTGCAAAGATTTCGTCAACAAAAATTGGCAGCAAATGAAGCTAAATATCAAGTACTTGACAATGTAGTAGACAATGGTGTAGATTTTTTAATTGACTAATTTCTAGATTTTCTAGATTTTCTGGAGTTTCTTTTAGTTTTCTTACTTTTCCCTTTTTTGCTCCCCGTTTTTCTTCCCTTTTTGCCACCCTTTTTGGTTCTCTTATTGTTTTTCTTTTTTCTAAGTCCACCGCGTTTTTCTGCTTCCCTAAACGCTCTTAAATCCAGTGGCATTGGTTGTCTCTCATATAGCTCCTCTTCCTGTCCAACTACAAAATTTCTTTCTGGTGAAACAGGAATGGCAATTCCATGTTCCATTTGTTCAGCAACTGGAAGATTGGCATATGCTTCACCCTCATCATATGTTCCCTTCATAACTTCTACGCCTCCAGCTGGTGTTGGAGTTTTACAATAAGTGTTTAAAAGAAGTCCAACTTGTCGGCGTAAAGGGTATTCCAACGCTGTAAAAAGCCCCGCGTTGTTGCATATTTTTTGTAAATTTCTTTGTAAAACTGGGTCATCTGGGTTATTGTTATAATACAATTCTATATATTTTACAAGTAACTCTGTGTAAATTCTGTATACTAAAAAATAACCAGAACCATGACCCCCCTCATCTGGCATTAATAAATAGTCAAGTCCACTTAATCCATCTTCATCTAAATAAAATGGGTCTCCTCGTTCTGACTGCAATACTTCAAAGACACGTTCAAGACATTCCTCATCTTTATCAATGCAACATTGAATTATTTCATGGTATTCCTCCTCGCTCATTTTATAGAATATAATAATATTTAAAATTAGTTATCGGTAAAATATGAAACAACCTTTTCTAATGTTTGTATATGAACTCTGTGGATTTAGATATAAACAATTATAATTTACAAGATATTCTCTCATTATTTAAAATTCCAGTTAATTTTGATGAACATGACATGAAAAGAGCAAAACAGATTGTTCTAAAAACGCATCCAGATAAATCAAAGCTTTCAGCAGATTATTTTCTTTTTTATTCAAAGGCATATAAGATGTTATATTCGGTTTGGGAATTTAAAAAACGAGGAGACGTAGATAGTAAAAACCCAAAAAATACAGAATATTCAAGTTATTCAGATGAAGATAAGACGGTTCTATTGGACCAATTCTTTGAATCCAATGAAAAATTTAAGAAGAGTTCCAACTTTAATAGATGGTTCAATGAACAGTTTGAGAGAAATAAGTTATCAAATGAATGTGATGAAAAGGGGTATGGAGATTGGTTAAAGACGGACGATGACCTTGAAGAACCATCAAATAACGTATCAATGGCTACAATGAAACAAGAATTTGATAAGAAAAAGGAAAGGGCTCGTTCTCTCATTGTGAGAGAAGATGTTCAGGAAATCTGGTCAAACAATTCAATATCATCGTCAGAATTATCAAACGATGCGCCAGGAACTTATGATTCTGGATTATTTAGCGGTTTAGGATTTCAAGATTTGTACAAGGCACACACAGAAACGGTTATTCCAGTTACAGAAGAAGATTATGAACAGAAACAAAAATTTGGAAGTGTAAACGAATATATGAGTTATAGAAATAATCAAGACACGAAACCATTGTCAGAACAACAAGCTGAACAGTATTTAAAACAGAGAAATGAAAAGGATGAAGAAAAGGCCGTTAGGAGAGCCTATGAATTAGCAAAACAGACGGAAATGGCGAAACAAAAGAATCAAGAATTCTGGAGTGGACTGCAATTATTAAAAAATAAATAGTGACATCTAGATGAAATAAAATCTATAATAATATTATATATGACATTTAAGATTAAAAATTACATGAATTACATATATCTATTAGTCGTTTTAATGATTGTATGGTTTTTATACAATAGGTATGAAGACAAAAGACAGAGAGAAGAAAACACTGAAAATTATAATGACATTCAAAAATATTTATTAAAAGATACAGATTTAGCCAAAGAAAAAAAGCCTATTTTGTGGATTCCTATAACGTATGATTATAACTCTAGAAATTGGATAAGTTTTGGCTCACGCAGTTCATTTGAGTTGAATCAACCTTACATGTATTTAACAGTAAAAAGTATTATAAATCAATGTGAAGGTTCGTTTCGTATATGTTTAATAGATGATGACTCTTTTGCAAAGTTGATTCCTGGATGGTCAGTTAATATGAAATCAATTTCAAGCCCAGTTTTAGATTATATTCGTTCTCTCGCAATTGCAAGGTTATTGTATACTTACGGAGGAATGGTTGTGCCTCCGTCCTTTTTATGTATGAGAGACCTAATAGAGTTGTATAATATGGGAACAAGTGGAGATAAAATGTTTGTCTGTGAAACAGTGGATAGAAATATTACATCAACAACGCATGAATTTTATGCCGACACCAGTTTTATGGGTTCTCCCAAAGAAAATCCAGTTATGCAAGAGTTGATTGATTTTATGCAGAGAAAGGTTTCTTCAGACTATACGGCTCAAGCTGAATTTTTGGGTGATTTTAATCGCTGGTGCAATACTCGTGCTCAAAGAGGTCAAGTAAAATTAATTCCAGGAAAATTAATTGGAACAAAGACGATGAGTGATGAAACAATATTGGTTGATAATTTATTATCAAATGATTACATTGATTTGTATCCTCAAGCTTATGGAATTTATATACCTGCAAAAGAAATATTGAACCGTCGTCATTACGAGTGGTTTGCGCGTCTTTCTCCCAAACAAGTATTGGAGTCAAATGTAATAATAAGCAAATACATTTTATTGGCTAGTACGCCAGATTCTAAAAATGGAACAATTGAGCCAATGGTAGACCGACCCAAAAAATGGATTGGTTACTGGCAAGTTCCATCTGGATTTGGATTATGGGGCTTTAAACCTCAACCATTTGCAACACATTTGATAAGAAAGAATACAGACCCCAAACCTTAATATCTTTTTTCCATAAAAAATTGGTAAGGCCATTGTTTTATTTCTTCAGTTTCTTCTTCGTCGGTGTCATATCCATAGATAGGCAATATATCTAAATCTGCGTTTGGCAATGTTTTGCACGAAAGACAATCAAAAAAGCTGTATAAAAGCGAATATAATTTCATGACCTCTTAGTTATAAAATTATATTAAATATTTGCAAAATAAACATAATAAATGATATTATAGTTGGATTTATCGTATTTTATTTGGGAAGTGTAAGTTATTTTATTAAAGTTGCAAATTTGTCGTAGAACAGTTGTAAATGTATTATATGCCAATTTTCTCTCTAAATACTTTTGTTTTGACAAATGATAATAA